GACAAATGATATTCTAGGTATTGGTACAGAAAAAGTAAAGGTACTTAATGTAGACTTTAATAACTCTAGATTGAGAGCCTTGAGAGCAGTTAATGGAACTGTTTCTGCAGGACATACTATTGGTAAGTTTCTTATTGAAGATTCTAGAAATCTTGACATTAATACTGGTATTACTTCAACATACAAATTTACAAGAAACAAAGAGGTTTATTTTGATCCATCCGAAACAGTTGGATTAGGAACCACGGCGGGAATTGGTATTGGATCTACACTTTCTTTTGCAAATCCAGGTGCAGGTATCACTCAAAAATTTATCCCTACCAAAACGCTTTATTTCAGAAACCATAGTTTTAAAACAGGGGATCAATTAACTTACTCTACAGGTAATGGTGGAACAGGTCTTTATGTTCAAGATGAGACTAATGTTGGTTTAGGAACAACTCTTGCTAGTGGAGATAAAGTATTTGTCGCTAGGATAGATGATGACCTTATTGGAATTTCAACTGTGAGGGTTGGTCTTGGGACCACTGGAACTTTTGTAGGGGTTGCTGCCTCTCACAGAGGGTCTTCAACGCTGTTCTTCAAGGGTGTTGGTGTTGGCAATTCTCATAGTTTTACTACCAATCATACGGTAATAACTGGAGAAATAAAGAAAAACACTGTTACCGTAAATACGACGGAAGATCATGGAATCAGTCCAAAACATAGAGTGGATGTATTTGTCAATCCTAGAACAAATAAAAATATAATTGTAAAATATAACGACCACAACAGAAATGTTGTTTTTAATCCTCTTGGATTTTCTTCTACTGGGATTAACACCTCAACTGGAGCAATTAATATTCCAGATCATAAATTTAAAGGTGGAGAAAAAGTAATTTATAATGTTGGAGTTGGTAGTGACGTTTCTAGTGGATTAACTAATGAAAAAATTTATTATATTTCTAAAGTAGATGATAATAATTTTAAATTATCAAACACTTTCTATGATGCAACTAAAGATATTCCAGTTACAGTTGGAGTTGCCAGCACTGGATTAACTGGTGGCAATATTAATCCAATTAATCCACCACTATCATTATATAAAGATTCTACAGTTACTTTTGATCTTTCTGACTCTTCTCTTGGATATTCAATATTAGGATCTAGTTATCCTGCATTTCAATTAAATCTTTATAGAGATAAGGATTGTAAGATTCTTTGGAACAAATCAGATACCAGTAAAGTATTTGAATATACTTCATCTGGTCAAGTCGGTTCTGTTGGTGGCAAATCTACTTTAACTGTAAATTCTGATTTGCCAGAAAGTCTTTTTTACAAATTAGATTTAGTTTACGATGCAGCTCTACCAACTATTAAATCAGAAATAACAACTGACAATGAAATTATTTCTGGAAATGAATTAAAAATTGTAAGTAGTGGATATAATGGAAATCATAGACTTATTGTAGAATCTACGACTTCTTTCTCATATAATTTAAGTGAAGTGCCAGAAAGCGTATCTTATACGCCAACGACCTCTGAAATATTTTACGAAACAGATTGTACTCATACAGAGGGTTCAATCGCCAAAATCGAGGTTATAGATCCAGGTAAAAATTATTATTCTTTACCAGGAATTTCTACACTTAATAGTGTTTCTGGTGATGGAGCAATTTTAGAAGCACAAAGTTCTACTATTGGTGGTTTGAAATCTGTTTCTATTGAAGATATTGGATTCAATCTCCCTTCTGATAATACTTTAAAACCCAGATTACTTTTTCCACAATCTATCCGCATTGAACCATTAGCAACATTTCAATCTGTAGGAATAACTTCTTTCGGAAGAGGATTTTCTATACAACCAAAACTAGTTGTAATTGATGGAAAAACTAATTTACCGGTTAATGATGTAGATCTTAAGATGACTCTTGGAAGTTCTGAGGTTAAAATCTTAAAAAATACTAATGGACTGTCCAATGTAACTCCTACGATTATTCCAACTCGTACTGATTCTGGAGTAGGAATTAGCACAATCGAATATTTTCCTGCAACTAAAGATGCTTTAATAACTTTAAATGTAGGATTTAGTACTGTAAACAGTTTCCCCTTCGTAGTCGGGGATAAAGTTCTTATCGAAAATGTTAGCGTTGGAGTTGGATCAACAGGAACAAACTACAATTCGTCTGGATATGACTTTAAGTTGTTTGAATTGACTGAGGTTAATCCTAATCTTGGTGGAATTGGATCGGTTAGATTTAACATGTCTAATCTTTTTAAAGAAAATCAATTTCCAGGTCAATTTGATAGCGTAAATTCTGTTGCAAGAATAACAGCACAAAAACACTTCCCCCTCTTTAATAGCAATTTGATTCTCAATAATTACATTATAGGAGAAACTGTTACTTCTGAATCTGCAACTGGAGTAGTTGAAGATTGGAATCCTATCACGTCTATTGTTAGAATATCTTCTGACGACAATTTTGTAATTGGAGAGAGAATATCTGGAAAATCATCTAAGTTTGTTAGTATTGCTTCTTCTATAAGCTCTTTTGAATCTTATCTGGAATATGCCGCATCATCTAAAATTATTAGAGGATGGCAAAGCGATTCGGGTGAACTTAACTATAATATTCAAAGAATTCAGGATAATCTTTATTACCAAAAATTCTCATATTCACTTAAATCAGAAATTCCATATGATACTTGGAATGATGTTGTTTCATCCACTAATCATACTTTAGGGTATAAAAAATTCGCTGATTATCAATTGGTATCCACAAATACTAATTCAATGATGGTTGGTATTTCAACTCAAATTGGACAACTTGGATCTGATGGATCTATAGGTACAGTAAATGATTTGAATGGGTTTGCTAATTTAAATTGCGTTTTTGACTTTGATTTAGTAACAGAAAATAATATCAACTCAGGAACGATATCTGATGAAGTAGTATTCACTAACAGAATTTTAACAGATTATTTTGAATCTGTTGGAAATAGAGTTCTTTCTATTGATGATTTTAGTGGCGAATTTAACAGTGATCCAAGACCAACTCCGTTTAGTGTTGTTAATACATTTAATCTCTCCGATGCAAGAGCATTAAAATATGTAACTTACATCAGAGATAAGAGATACACCCAACAAAGACAACTTCTTATTGTAGATTTGGTTCATGATGGGGTGAAAGCATATATGAATCAATATGGAAGAATTGAAACTACGTATGATCAAGGTTCATTTGATTTTTCCGTTAATGGAACAGATGGTCAATTACTATTCTATCCAACTAGATTTACTGTTAATGATTATAATATAACCACATTATCTTACAATATTAGTGGTATTGCAACTGTAGGAACTGGAGTTAGTTATTTTGGTAGTGGTGTTTTAGTAGATACTTCTAATACCGAAGTTACTTCTGGTTCTAGTGCTACGATTGTATCGATAGCAAGTACATATAATTCTGCTAAGGTTTTGGTATCTATTAATCCAGATTCTACGCAGAATAATAAATTTGAGATGGTTGAGCTTAATGTTACGCATGATGGAACTAATGTAGAGTTGCTTGAATTTGGTCAATTAACTACTGGAGGATTTGACTCTTTCTCTGGTGGTGCAGGACTCGGAACTTACTCTGCAGCAATATCGGGAAGTAATTTGGAAATTGATTTCCATCCTGGAGTGGGTATTGCTACTACGTGTTTGGTGAACACTGTTCAAGTTGCATTGTCTCAAAATACTTCTGGAATTGCAACAACTAAATTACAATTTGCCGAAATTGATGGAAGGACAACCAGCATTTCTGCATCTGGAACTCCTGGGGTTACAACCGTCTCTCAATACAGTAATGATTATGACTCTGCATACTTTATAGCGCAGGTTGCCGATACTACTAATGGCAAATATCAGATTTCTGAAGTAGTTGTTGTTGATGATTATGTCGATGCGACGAATTCTCATGACACTTATTTTACTGAATATGGTAATGTTGAAACTGGTGTTGGATTAGGAACGTTTGGAACCAGTATTGATAGTGCTGGCACTGTCTCTCTTCTGTTTACTCCAAATGCAAGTATTGCTACAAAAGTAACTGTATTTAAAAATGCAGTTACTCTTGATCAAGACAATACTCTAGGAGTTGCGATTACTTTTAGTAATGCTTCTATTGGAGGAGAATTTGGAACTTATGAGGGGACAGAATCAGATATTAAGAGATCATTTGGATTAACGCATAAAACCGATGAAATTTTCGAAAGATACTTCACTGGTAATGATAGTTCTATTGTTAATGTAACAGATAATACTATTACTATTCCTAATCACTTCTTCGTCAGTGGTGAGAAGATTGAATATGTTCACGTTGGAACTGCTTCTTCTGCTGTTGGAATCGCTACAACATCTTTCGTCGGTGCTTCAAATACAACATTTTTACCTGGAGAAAACATCTTTGCAGTTAAAGTTAATGACAACAATATTAGGATTGCTACTAGTGCCGAAAACGCACTTAAAGATGTCCCTCAAATAGTAGAACTTGAAAGTGTTGGTATTGGAACTTCTCATAGATTTGTAGCAACTAACCAGAATGCTAAAGTTATGGTTGCAATTGATAATGTTATCCAATCTCCTGTTGTTGCTACTTCAGTAACTACGGGATTATCCACCAATACAACTATCTTTGAAAATATAGTTAAATTTAGTGGAATAACATCATTCTTCGGATCTGATTTAGTCAAAGTCGGCAATGAAATTATGAAAATTGAAGGTGTTGGTATTGGCAGCACCAATTTCATAAAAGTCCGCAGAGGATGGTTGGGAACTAAAGTTGCCGCTGCTGGAACTCATGCTTTAGTTACTAAAATTACAGGTAATTATAATATTGTAGACAACGTTCTTAATTTTGTAGAGGCACCTTTCGGAAATACTCCTATTGGTTCCACAACTAATCCACCAGATCAAAGAGACTATGTTGGAATTACAACAAGTTCTACTTTCCAAGGTAGAACATTCATTCGTTCTGGTATTAATAATTCATCAAACGATTCCTATCATAAAAACTATATCTTTGATAATATCAATGATAAGTTTAACGGAACTACTAATCAGTTTACGTTACAGCAATCTAGTTCTAATGTGGATGGAATCGAAACTGAAAATGCAGTGATACTAATTAATGACATTTTCCAAGTTCCATCCGTAAATAAGGATTATGTTTTGAATGAAACTTCTGGTATTACAACGATTACATTTAACGGAAGCTCACCACAAACTCCTCTTGGACCTGATGTAGGAATTTCTAGTTTCCCTAAAGGTGGAATTATAGTTTCTGTTGGTTCGACTGAGGGATTTGGTTACCAACCTCTTGTTTCTGCTGGCGGAACTGCAATCATCTCTGGATTCGGTACTATCTCCTCTATTAGTATTGGTAATAGTGGGTCTGGATATAGATCTGGTATTCAAACAACTGTCAATGTAGGGGTTGGGACTTCGAGCACTGGAACAGGAAACATTCAATTCGTTGGAGTTGCTTCTATCAGTAATGGACATATTGTAAGTGTTGCAATCACAAATCCAGGAACAGGTTACACTCATACTAATCAACCGTTTGTTGTATTTGATGATCCAGTATCGTATTCCAATATGCGTTTATTCTACAGTTCTTCTTCTGCTGCTGGAGTTGGAACTGAGGCAACTATCGATGTTGTCGTTGGTAATGGTTCTAGCGTTATTGATTTTGAAATTGATAATACTGGATATGGGTATAGAGATGGTAGTATATTAACGGTTGCAATCGGAGGAACAACAGGAATACCAACTACATCATCTTATTCTGGGAATGAGTTCCAAGTTACTGTTGATGAAGTTGCAGATGATAAGTTTGCGGGATGGTCTGTAGGAACTTTACAAGTTCTTGATAACATTGAAGAATTTATAGATGGAGTGAGAAAAGACTTCCCACTCAAATTGAATGGAACAATTACTTCAATTGTCTCTTCTCCAGGTTCTAAGATTGATGTGCAAGATGTATTAGTTATTTTTGTAAATGATATCTTGCAAGAACCAGGTATCGGATATGAGTTTTCTGGTGGTAGTACCATTACGTTTACAGAATCACTGAAGATTGGTGATAAAGTTTCTATTATCTTCTACAAAGGAAATGGCGACAGTGATGTTATCTTCAGAGATGTTATCGAGACTGTTAAGAAAGGTGATACACTACAACTTAATCACACGCCTGGGTCTCAACCAAAGAGTCTTGATGAAGACGAAAGAAGTGTTCTTGACATTCTTTCAACAGGTAACGTTGAAACAAACCCCTACTTCGGACCTGGAAATACTAACGATGTAACTTTAGTAAGACCAGTTACCTGGTGTAGGCAAACTGAAGATAAGATTATTAATGGTATTCCAACAGGAAAAGATAGGGAACTTTATGAACCAGTTATTAACCCAACAGCATATATCATTAAAAATGTTGGCGTAGGTTCGACTACAGTATACGTTGATAGTCTAAGACCACTATTCAATCCCCAAAATGAGGCAGCAGACTTACAGTTCCAAGATAAAATTAAATTTGTCGCCCAAGAACCAAAAGTTGGCGCATCTGCAACTGCAGTTGTTTCTGGGTTTGGAACTATTTCCTCTGTAGTAATATCTGATGGTGGTGTTGGATATAGTACTGCAACCGTAAGTTTTGGTTATACCTCTGCGTCTAGAGCGTTTGGTACAGTTACTATAAGTGCTGGTGGAACTGTTACTGGTGTTGCAATTACCTCTCCTGGAGTTGGATATACATACACAAGCGTACCTACTGTTCTCATCTCTCCTCCAGGACATACTGAAGAAGAATGTAATGTAAATACTTACTTGGGTGATAATGGTATTATTGTTGGATTCGGCACCACTGCTGGTCCTAAATTTATCTTTGATATTCATATCCCATATAATTCCTTCCTTAGAAATGAAGTTGTTGCCGGAACTGCAGTTACAATAACTTCTATTCAGGCAAGTGATTACTTTAAAATTGACAAATCTAATGTTGGTATGGGAAATACATTTGACGGAATATACGAGGTCTCTAGTATAGAGACATTGACTAGAGATGTTGTTGGAATATCAACGACAGTCAAACGATTGTTTGTTGATGCTACCGTTGTTCCTTCGGGATACAGCACTGGAATCACAACTTCCGATAGTGGTTTTGGTAACTTTAGTTGGGGAAAAATTGATGTTTCCTCAAGAGATCTCACAAGTTCTTACACTGCATACCCTTCTGGTATAACCACTTCAACTAGGGTCATTAGATCAAACTTCTTGAAGTCCAAAAATTATACCGCAAACTCTTAATAAATAAAGAAAAACCTGCGTCAAATGGCTGCTATTATAACGGATCAGATTAGGATATTAAACGCAAAGAATTTTATTGCTGGAGTAAGTAACTCTAGCAATTCTTATTATTCTTTTATTGGGTTACCTAATCCCACAGATTATCAAAGTGATTGGGATACAGATCCTCCTTCACCTAAAGATAATTTTGATCAAGAGAATGACTATTGGGATACAATGGTTGCTCTTAAAAAAGTTAATACTTCTGATGCAAGTCAAGTAGTTCCAAAAAGAACATGGAGTTCTGGTAATGCTTATGATATGTATCGCCATGACTATAGTAGAACCAATACGGCAAAGGTTTCTGGTTCAACTTCACTATATCTTGCAAATTATTTTGTAATGAATAGTGATTTTAGAGTTTACATTTGTCTACATAATGGAATAAGTCCAGACAATCCTACAGGAAAGGCATCTTTGGATGAACCAACTTTCACTGATTTAGAACCAAGAAGTGCAGGAACTAGTGGTGATGGATATATTTGGAAATATTTGTATACTATCAAACCAAGTGAGGTGGTAAAATTTGAGTCTACTCAGTACATGCCAGTTCCAAGAGATTGGGGCACAGCGACTACTAATGCAGCAGTTAGAGACAACGCAGTTGATGGTAGTATTAAAATTGTAACCATCACTAATCGTGGAGTTGGTTTAGGAACTGCTAACACAACCTACACTGGAGTTCCTATTAGTGGTGATGGATCTGGTGCAGAATGTACTATTATAATTAATGGAAACCAGCAAGTAGGGGAAGTAATTGTTTCTAATCAGGGTTCTGGTTACACTTACGGCAATGTTGATTTAGTTGGTGGTGGAGTTCCTACAGGAACAGATAGACCATCTTTGGAAGTAATTATCCCTCCTCAAGGTGGTCATGGTGCAGACATTTATAGAGAGTTGGGAGCATATAATGTGCTTCTTTATTCTAGAATTGAAAATGATAATGAAAATCCAGATTTTATTACTGGAAATCAAATATCTAGAATTGGTATTGTAGAAAATCCAGAACAGTTTGACTCATCTACAGTATTAGTTTCAGATAAAGCATCCGCTTTAAATGCACTTAAACTAGTGGGAACTGGATATAGCACTGCAACCTTTACATCAGACTCATATTTTACTCAAACAGTCGGAACAGGTGTCACCGCTGTAGGTAGAGTTGTCAATTACGACCAGACTACAGGAGTTCTTAAATTTTGGCAGGACAGAAGTCTTGCAGGATTCAGTACTGTTGGAACAGCACAAACTCAACCAACATACGGATTTGATCTAAATGAATTTACTTCTACACCTTCGGGAAGTGGAGACTTAGTAATTAATCCATCTACAGGTTCTAATTTAACCATTGACACCAACTTCTCAGGTATATCTACGGTAATAAATAATCGTACTTACTATCTTGGTCAGAGTTTTACGAGTGGTATTGCTAATCCAGAAGTTAAAAAACATTCTGGAAATATTATTTACGTTGACAATAGACCATCTATAACCAGATCGTCAAACCAAAAAGAAGACATAAAAGTTATTTTGCAGTTCTAAAGAATTATGCCTCAACAAACGAATCTCAACGTAGCGCCATATTTTGACGATTTTGATCCCGCTAACGACTACCATAAGGTATTATTCAAACCTGGTTATCCTGTTCAGGCAAGAGAGTTAACATCTCTCCAGTCTATACTGCAAAATCAAATTGAAAAATTTGGTCAGCACTTTTTCAAAGAAGGTGCAAAGGTAATTCCTGGAAACACTGCGTATACTAGATTGTACTATGCAGTTCAATTAAACAACAATTTCCAAGGGGTTCCTGTATCTGCATATGTAGATCAATTAATCGGAACAAAAATCACTGGAGTTAGGTCTGGTGTGACTGCTGTTGTTGACAGTATTATTTTACCAGAAGATTCTGAAACCGGAAATATAACTCTTTACATCAACTATTTGGGTTCCAGTACAACAAATAATCAAACCCAAACGTTTTTTGATTCAGAAGATTTAACTTGCAATGAAGTTATTATTTCTGGATTACTAGGCAATACAACTATTCCAATTGGGTCTTCTTTTGCAGGCACCATAGAAAACAATTCTACTGCTACTGGATCTGCTTTCTCTGTAGAGAATGGTATTTATTTTGTTAGAGGCAATTTTGTCAATGTTAACAGAGAAACTTTAATTCTTGACCAATATGGTAATACTCCAAGTTATAGAATTGGTTTCTTCATCGAAGAAGAAATCGTTACTGCAGATTTAGATGAATCTCTCAATGATAATTCTCAAGGATTTAATAACTATGCTGCTCCTGGTGCAGATAGACTTAGAATTAGTGTAAGTTTATTCAAAAAACCTTTAGATGATTTTAATGACGATAATTTTATCTTACTTGCAACTGTAATTAATGGGGTTATTCAAACTGAAGCTAGGAAATCTCTGTTTGGTGGAAGTGCAGGATTTTCTGACGTAACTGATACTCTTGCTAGAAGAACTTTTGATGAATCTGGACATTATTATGTAAAACCATTTGATGTTTCTCTTACAGAATCTTTGAATGATCTGGTTGGAAATAATGGAGTGTTTAATGTAGGACAATTTACTCCTGGAGGAGCAACTCCTACTGATAATCTTGCACTATATAAATTCTCTCCAGGAAAAGCATATGTAAAGGGATATGAAATTGAAACTCTTACTACAACATTTATTGACGTAGATAAACCAAGAACTACAAAAACTTTAGAAAATCAAAATTTTGTTTATAATACAGGTCCAACATTCAAACTGAATAGTGTATATAGAGCACCTACGGTCGGAGTTGGTAATACATTTGTTGTAAGTTTAAGGGACCAAAGAGTTGGAGTTAATTCTGAAAGTGCTCCAGGAAAAGAAATTGGTCTTGCAAGAGCATACGACTTCAGATTAGAGTCTGGAACTTACAGTACCACTAATGCAAATACGAACCAGTGGGATCTCTCTCTGTATGATGTACAGACTACCACTGAAATTGCATTAAATCAGGCACACACCTTAAACGTTCCTACTTTCGTTAAGGGTAACTCTAGTGGTGCAACTGGATTTTTAAG